TTACAGAGCTCTTGGGGCGCTGAATTTAAGTGATACACACTGTGATATACGAAAATTGTGTATCACAGTGCAGGGGCGATGTTGATATGGCACTAAAAACTCAGCCTCTACTTGCTTCTGATTATAGATAGAGTTACTCGGCATATTTACGCGCACATCAATCCAGTGACCTGCTGGGATATCTACCGGCGCACCGTTTTCTAATTCAACACGTTCATCACTGATTAATTTAGTAAATCCAAAATAGGTTTTAAACGTGCTTTTGCAGTAAGTCACTGGGCTTGAGATTGTAGTGGTTTAATGATTAGAACATGATAAAGGCTTATAGTCTGCTGTGAGCGAATAGCGGACATGATTAAGCTATAGTAAGAAAATATATTACTTTATTAATCATCTTCTTCCCATATTCCACGCGGCTTGGTTTTTTGTTCATCTAAACAGAATGCGCAAATATACATTTTTTTACCTCGGTGGTACTGTACTGTTTCCAGAGCCCCATCTAGGTGTTTATCATCAAAATTCCAACTTTTCTCCATCACTGAAACACACTTCTTGCAGTAAAAACTTTCCTTTGAATTATTATTTTTAGCATCGTTTTTCGCATATCCAAATAATTCTCTCACTAACTCTTTTGAACAAGCAGATATGGCGGCAGTAAACTCATAATGAGTTGGAAGCATGGACCATACAATACCTGAAAATTCCTCATCCTCTTCAATACCCACATTAACACCGCCGGAAGCATGAGCTGCTTTATATTTATATCTATGCCATATCCAGTGTGCCGATTTGGGGTTAAGATAGTTGTGCGCTTGTATTATCGAGGTAAATATCAGATGGGGCATAATGTCTGTTTTGTTGTCAATAGAATGCATAAAACGATTTCTTAAGCGACGTAGATTGTTAAACCAAGAAGTGAATTGGTCGGGTAATGCCTTAGAAGCGAATGTATTATGCACCCTAATTAAATCTTGAGAATCTAAAGTATGAAATTCCGAAAATGAAATATTACCATCACCGTCAGCCTTTGGCATATTACGAGTTACATTAGTAATAAGGAGGTAAGGTGATATTTCAACAATTAACCCTTTCAATCTGAATTCGATGGATTGAAGTATCAAATTAAAAGCAGTGATTAACTTAGGTCTAGCAAACGACCAATAATGGTCTATATTTTTCACCTCTGATTCTGAAGAATATTCAGATTCTTTATGAAAATCATTCCATATATCGAATTCATTATAGTTATAAGTTAAATCAGCAATTTTTTCCCAAGCTTCATTTACGATATGATCAGCCATTGTATAAAAATCATTCTTGGTAGGAATGTCTATTATCATTATCACCTAACCTAAATTTCTTATTATTGCAGTATATAAAAATATGATATTAAAGTTAAAATGCCAATATTTATTTTCTGCTTTGCTTCAGTAAAGCCATATAGTATGTTGTAAACAACGTCCACTCTTGGCACAGGGCTGATAAACAGCCTGATAGATTTATACTTCAATTGACTCAGAAATTTCCAATGCATCATCGACTTCAATGCCGAGGTAACGAACCGTGCTTTCCAGTTTTTTATGTCCAAGTAATAACTGAATTACACGAAGATTCTTTGTTTTCTGGTAGATCAGGTATGGCTTAGTTCTGCGCATAGAATGCGTGCTGTACAGCGAATTATCAAGGCCTAACTTTTCAATCCAACCATGAAAAATACGATTGTATTGTCTGGTAGAAATATGTTGAGCAGAACCGACTCGGGATTGGAAAATATAGTCCGCACTATGTAAGTGAGCCATTCTTATCCATGCAACAACTGAATCTCGAGTTCCCTTAGTCAGCTCAAATTGGACAGGACTACCAGTCTTTTGTTGCAACACAGTTGCTCTGCTGGAGACTGAACTACCATATGCAACATCTGATACCTTCAATTTAACGAGGTCACAGCCCCGAAGCTTACTATCCAAGGCTAAATTGAACAAAGCTAAGTCGCGAATTTTCCCTTCCAACTCGAGTCTAATACGGATCCCCCAGATATGAGATATTTTAAGTGGTCGTTTTTGTCCAATGATACGACCTTTATTCCACGGTGATTTAGACATAATTAAATCTCCTATGATGTAGAGATTTAATTATGGCTGTTATCCCGAAAGAGCGAAAAATGGACGTTGCTAGTTTTTTGGATACAGCCCTTCTAATGAGCAATTGGCATATAATTCTTTAACAACAATTAGTTAAACATACTCTATTGAGGTATGATTTTCTTTTTTATATCGGAATGGAAGAAAATACATGGGCAGTTATGCATATGATTATCTTAACGATTCACTACTTTTAGATGAAGCATTGGCATCACAGCTATACCAGGGTATATCTGATTTGACCTTAGAGAGGGAGCTAGCCAAATATCGCGAGTATTGTCTTAAAATTCTTCCGGAAGTACGAAAAGATGTTAAAGCCAGTAATGATGCACTTAGCTGTATGGCTACTGATACGATGTCTCATATCTCACGACTTAAACAAGCAGCATTATACTTAGAGGAAGCTATAGTATCAGATCCTATTTTCAAACTAACTGACTTTAGAAGCGCTTCGACTGAAGCTATAACTTCATTCATGGGTGTGATATCAACACCAATGATTGATCGCAGAGAATTAGCTAATGCTGCAATCAGACTTATTGAATTACGTCCATTAGTAGCAGGTGGTTACGTTAAGTTGTATCCCGTAAGTTTCGAGTTAGAACGTGGCGAAAAGATTCCTTTACTTTATTTTGATAAAGGATTCGAAGATTGTTTACCATCAAATATCCTGAAACAATACAAAACAAATGCTGATGTACGAAGTGTCCAAAACGACAATGGACGCATGTTGGTTATGAGAGATCTTTATCTATGCAGAAATATTAGTATTCACTTTAAAGGCATGGAAGGTGGGTTTGTAATGGGATATATGCTTAATCCTACTGAAATTAAACCGATAAATAAAGAAAATGTATACACCTTCATACAAAAAAAATCATCAGAACCACCATCAAAAGAAGATTTTGTTGCATGGGTAAGACAATCTGTAAATCAAACCGCCAGAAACCATTATATCGATCTGAATAAACGGATCGCTCTATGCGAATATCTTGGATGCATGTTTGGTACTGAGCATCCGTTTGAAAGTAATTTACTAAACATGAACCTTGACTCCAGCGATATCAAGGCAAATACTTTAAATTGTACTCTTCAAATGGATGTTCCCTTTCTAGAACAAGTATCGTCGGCTGATTTAATGTCTATCCGAAACAATGATGGTGAAGCATTTCAATCGTTCCGCTCGGAGCTAGAGAGAGGTTTACGTCAGGCTAGGCATGAATCAGATCCGAGCCGTATACGTGCTATTATCGAAGACACACAACATGAACTATTTGAAGTTCAAATGAGTCAAATTGCCCCCCAGGTTAATCACATGAAAAAAACACACCGGACTGAAGTTGCTATCGCAACTGCTGGTTTAGGGCTGAGCGTGTTGAGTGGCGGCATTAGTTTACTCGCGACAGCGATCGCAGTGGCACACGGCTATAAGTCACACAGTGACTACAAATCAAAAGTAACAGCGAACCCATGCCATTTTTTATGGAACGTAAAAATGAAGGCAGAATAAAACTGACGATTTTCTCTCGTGGTGTAGTTGCATACCGATTTGGGCTGCATAAGCAGAAGTGTGCTATGTCCGCTCACAGCACAAAGCAGCCAAATTAGATTTAGCCTTGCGTTACGATCGCATTAGGCCAAATCTGAGCTAATACATCAAAATGCGCCAACTACTCGCGCTGGCGCATCTATTTTTATTGCTGCTCTACCTGTTCCGCAGCTTCCTGCTCTGCCCTTTCCGCTTCTTCTTGTGCTAATCGTTCCGCCTCTTCTTTCGCATACGCCTCGGCTTCTGCTTGCTTCTGATTATAGATAGAGTTACTCGGCATATTTACCCGCACATCGACCCAGTGACCTGCGGGGATATCTACCGGCGCACCGTTTTCTAGTTCAACACGTTCATCACCGACTAATTTAGTAAACTCAGGGTAGGTTTTTAAACGCGCACGTTGAACATTCTGCGGTAAATCAAAGTGCTTGCGATAGGAAGTATAGATAACGATATCACCGTGTTCTTCTTGCGGTACCGGCTCGCCGTTAAACGGATGTTGTTCGCCGGCGACTAACACGTCATAGTCAACATACATAAGCGGTAATTGATTGATGCCCGACGGAATAGTGATGCCGCCATTAATCCCGCCCCAGCTCGCGTCCGAGTTGAGCCCAAGAACGTGTTTCAGTTGATAAATACCCGTATGTAAACACTTAAGCTCGACACCTTCGGATTCTTCGTTAAGCTCGATGTAGTCAGCAAACACTTTAACGATCGGCGATGCGGCCTTTAAGTTGCCGTTTGAGTCTTTTGTGGTGTTTTTGTCTGAATAAAAATTAGAAATACTACCACGAATACCTGTAAGGCCAGTTGTAGCACCTGCGAGCTTGAATACCCCACCTTGACTCATATAGAGCAGCCCGTTATATCCACCCGCAAGAGGTGAACCAGTGATTTTGATAGCCCCTGTCCCACCGAATGGATTTTCCTCCGCGCCAGCTGATACTTTACTAAATGATACTGAATCACCTAGGCCAAAATCACCAGCTAATACAACTTCAGAGTTGCCAATCAACGCCTTACCGTCAGATGTTAACTTAAATGCTAACCCTGCTCGAGTATTACTAAAAGCCAAATCATCGGTGCCATTCCCATATCCAATCAACGCACGTCGATAACCTGATGCATCAAGAAAAGCAAAATAGCTCGCTTGCTTATCATCCGCGTTTTTAATCGCCAAAGCCTGATTGCTCGCTGTGATCATCCCCCCCGCCTTATCAAACTTCCCATCCAACTGCTTATCCATTTCTTTCGCTGTCCGCAGTTGCTGCTTGGTGCCGTCGGGTAACGTGACGGTAATTGTGCCGGTTTCCGTAGCCCAGCGATTTAATATGTCGCTGAACTGCACGTTAGCATTGTTCATTGCCACAATCTTGTTTGCTGCATCTGATACGGAGTGCACCATCGTAGTTAAGATGTTATATGTCGCCTCTTTGACGGTTGCCGGTACCGGAAAGCTCAGCGTCATTTCTGTGTTGCTTTGAATAGAGGCAATACTGTTAATGTAAATTGTGGTACCGTTCTGGATTAAGATAACTTGCTCGGGCGAAATGAGTGAGTTGTTATCTTTCCACTTTGTATTAGTGCCGACTACTTTCGTCGTATTTGCTGTGGTTGTGATTTTACCTGTGCTGTACATGCTATTTCCTTAAATTTAGACGTAAAAAAACCGCAATTAAGCGGCTTACTTTTGTGTGACTCTTGAGTTATTTAAATGAGGATGAATTATGTTTGCATGCCATTATCATTGCGGGATGAATTTTCGTATAACACCCTCCTTGGTGATAGGTAATATATCTAACGGTAATCTTGACATCTTTTTTACTGGCTGGAATGGTCACATATGATGAACATATTAGACTCCAATTCTTATCCCCTTTTGCTATCGTCGTTTGCGGCGTGTATGTAACACCATCAATAATGATGAGGACATACGCATCTACTATTGCTCCTGGGAATGAGCCCATAGACTCAAATTGCATGGTTGGCATTAGCAAGTCAACATCATAAGGCATGCCACCGACGTAAATAACCGAGCTTTCAATGATTTGATCATATGTCTTTCCATGGACTTCATTTTTTGTGATTTGCTTGTATACCGTCGCGGTTGCATTATCACCGATGAGCTTATCAACATAGACCGTACCATTAAATTCCCCATCCCTAGCGTAGATAATTCCCGTAATTTCAGCGTCATTTGCGATTAACTTTCCTTTTTCAAAATCCAACATAAGCCCCTTTTTAACAATAGGATCCCAGTTTTTAGATTTAATCGTCGAGCCAATCAATAGCTTTTCAATTGTCGCTTGATTAATAAACGCCTCATTGATAAACACCTGTCCATTTTCGACAAAGAAAACAGGTTCTAGCTTGCCGCTGGATGGATTTAAAATACCAAAGGTATCCGCGCTAAAACCGATTTGCGTTGTGACTTGGCCATTTTTAACCTCCGCGCCAATGATGAATTTTGCATCATGATATTGTCCGTTCCAGTGTATACCGGCTTGGATTTTATAAATTGCCGATCCGTTACCTTGATGATCAAAGACAGTCTGTGCGCGTTGCTCAATCGCCGCCTGCTGATTATCAAACTCAGCTTTAGTTAATTGACTAAAATCTGCGAGTGCCCGTTCATTGTCCGCCACCGCTTTTTGCGTTTCACCGATTGAGCCCTCGGCTTTCCCTACTCGTGCATTGAGATCCCTATCCACTTTTACAATCGACTTATTTGTCTCTGCAATCGCAGATTTATTCTCATTAATCAGTGAATTTGTGTCGTCAAAGTCAGATTTGAACTCGGCACGTAATTGCTCTTGCGTCTGAGTGAGCGCCTTTTCATTATCAGCAATCGCGGTATCAACCCGTACTAATCGCGAATTAACATTCTCAAACTGTGCATCGAGCTGAACGCCTTTTTGTACAAAGGCCTGATGATTATCAGCAACAACTTTGTTAGTTTCGGTAATGGATGCTTTCGCATGTAATAGCTCAGAGTTCAGCTTATTCTGCTGAGCGGTTATCTGCATTGAAGTTTCAGCCTGAGACGATTCAATGTTGCTTTGCGATTGCTGAATATTACTAATTGATGCTTCATTATCTTCAAAGCGAGATGCAGCTTGCTCTGTCTTTTCAGTCAGTGTTTTATCTGTCGCTGCAATCGCTTTCGCGTTCGACGTGACGGCAGCGCTAACATTGGCTAAATCCCCCTTGGTTTTATCAATTTCTCCTTTGTTATCGGTAATACCTTTTCCTAGCTCGGCACGGACTTGCTCCGTGCGTTCGGACTGTGCTTTATCAACTTCAGCAACAGATTTACGAACATCAACAAACGCGGCTTCCGAATCTTCAAATTGCGTTTTCACGCTTTCAGCTAATGCAGCTGTAGATTTCTCATTATTCGCTGTTGCTGTTGATATGCGCTTAACTTCCGCATTGGTCTTAGTTAATTCAGCACCTTGCTGATTAATACTCGCAGTATTCTGGAGGATAGACTCAGATAACACAGCATTATCTGACGCTTGGGTTTGCTTCAAGTCTGCAATCGATGCCTGAGTGTCTTTATACTGACTTTGCTGGGTTTGCTTTATCTCCGTTTGTGTTTTATCGAGCTCAGCAATAGCAATTTTTTGCTCGTCTATGCTGCTGCTAACTTGCGATAATTCACGCCCTTTCTCGTCTATATTTTCTTGTAGCTTATCGTCACCGATTTTGATTTCAGCGCGGAGTTGCTCCGTCGTTTTAGCGAGGGCTTTATCTTGCTCGGACTGAACTTCTTTGATATCAGTAATCGCACTTTCTGTATCATTCAATCGTGCATCAATCTGCACCCCCATCACAGCACGGGCTTCGGTCTCAGTCGCAACAGCCTTCTCATTCTTGGTGATCCTAGCTTCTGACTTAAGCTGTTTATCACTCTGTGATGTAAACTGCGCGGCGGTTTGCATGACAGATTCAGACAAAGAAAATAAGTCATTAGACACTGCGGTTTCAATGCGAGTAATGTAACCCATGTGCTCTTCAAATTGTGCGACAGTGCTGCGTTCAAACTTAGCTTGTGCCTCAGTTAGCGTTGCTGTTGCGGATTCAACTTCAGTGACACGCCCAGTGACGCCCTCAACATCCGCTTTTACTTGATTAATTTGCTTCGCACTGGCTTCTTCATATGTTGCTTGTGCTTCTTTCACTGCGAGTATTGATGAGGTATTTGATGCAATAACCGCGCTCGTTTGCGTCTGCCAACGCGCAGCAGCCTCTCTATCAGTGACCTGCACTTGCTTAAGTTCAAATATTTCAGCTTTGCGATCGGCCTTTTCTTCGCTAATTTTGTAACTTAATTGCGTGGTAAAAAGCGTATTCTGCAAAATAGCTTCATTAGCTATGCCAACATCAGTATTGATTTGAACCACTCGATTATCTAACTCAACCGTTTTGCTATCAATATCAATAACTTTCTGACTAGTTTCCTGCTGCTCAATTTCAAGCGCATCAACTTTCTCGCGACTGAAATCAATGTCTTTTTGCATCTCCTCGCCGGCTTCTTTAGACAGAAAGTTATTTCCCACCTCGTCGAGCATGTCTTTTGGTGTTCCTTCCGCTTTGCCAACAGCTTCAACAAAAAGTGATTTCCCGTAGCTGTTAACCGTACGAACATAAAACCAATAATCAGTGTCAGATTTTAAATTCTCTTTTGTCCAAAATTGCCCTTGACCTTGGCGATTGGCTTTAGTGGTCACTTCGGTATCGTTCGTGCTAGCTAACTTCTTATCGCTAAACCAAAATTCAAACGTGTAACCGTGCTGCGCGGTCTCGCCACCGTGTGGAATACACGTCAGCGAAAACATTCCCCCAACCATTTCAACGCTCACCGGCTGCGGCGGAGCTTGGATATCAAAATCGACAATCGCAGGGGAAGACATCGCGCCAGCCGCGTTAATTGAACGAACTTCAGCGCGATAAGCGCCGCGAATAAGCCCCGATAATTCTACTCGGTCATGCGGTGCCTGTACGGATTGGATCACTTGGCCATTTTCAATAATATTAACGGTATGATATCGAACATCAGCGGCCGCTGATTGCCAACTTAAATAGCCCTGCACCACGTCACCAATATTGGTTGGCACGAAGGTCAGATTAAGCGGTGGAGCAACACTGCCGGTGGGTAATACAGTAAACGGTGGGCGAACAAAAGGCTTGCCGATAACATCTTCGTAGATATAAGCACCGTCCTCCTCGAGGAGAATATCGACGCCTTCTTGCGGATGAAATTTCCATTCAGCCACACGGAATTCCATATTTTGAATACCAATATGAGGCAGATTTAATAAAATCACTTCCCCGGGTCGATAGGCATAACCATCCATATTCATACGCAGTTGAACACGACGGCCCGCACGCTTTTTACGTAAATAAAGATTAGATAATCTTGCCGCTTGGTATGGACTTGTGACGAATCGATAATCTAAATCCTCCTTGATTTCTAAACCATCTTCATTAATCCATTCATCGATAAGGATAGGCTCAAAATCTGTTTTTATGTACTGCTGCTCTGCATCGATAAAGGTGCCATAAATCGCATTGGTTGCATCGCGTAGCGCCAATTCTGGGGTAATATTGACTGTATCGATGATTTGATTGGGTTCAATGCGTAATACTGCTGGCCCATTATACGCCTGCATCAAAATACCGTGCTTTCCGGCGACATAAGTCGGCTCTGCGGCAATGCACCTGTGCATATGATCGAGTATTGATGAGGGTGACTCGGATAACTCATAAGCGCCATTGATAGTATAGCGTGGCTCACTTTGTCCCTCCGGGGAAACTACCGGCTCATCACACAGGTCTGCGGCGACTTTAAAGGCGTCAAAATCAATATCACTATCAGGCACACCCAAGTAGCTACGATAAAAATCGAGAATTACCAGCGCCCCATTATTACTCCAGACAGTTTGATTGGTTCGTGGGTCAAATAGCGGTTTACCCCACACTTCGACTTTGACATTGGGCACACCGTACGGAAATTTCTCAGCATCATATTTCAGCGTTAAACGCAGCCATGCCAGACCATCGCCTATCATGTCCTCTTTCCATGAAGGGGCATTCTTTAGCATGTACGGATCGCAGTCGATACGCCCGTTATGAAACTCATAACTGACCTTATCACCGAAAGTATCTATCAAATCCTCGTTTAACCAAATTTTCCCAATGCGATCTACTTTATGGGCTGCGATTGCAATAGCTAAAAACAATCGCTCATTTTCTGTTTGCTCCCCCTTTTCTTCTTCCGCAAAAAATAGCAATCCGGAGCACACAGTTTTGCCCACAATGATAGTTTCTGGGGCAACCGCAGAGCGTAGCATTTGCTTGCGTTCAGATTGATCGCGATACTGCATAGAGGGTAATTTATCTTGAAAAATAAACGCACCGGCAGCCTGAACAGCAATGCCTGCAACAATCAAAGCAGTTCCTAGTCCTCCCGTCGCAATAACGCCCGCCACCATTAACCCTGCAGAGACGATGCTTGTGACTGTCTTTCCCATTATTCAACTCTCCACGCTTTAATCGGTTGATGATTGACAGGCATTGCACCGCTTTCGGTCACTGCCCATACTTTATTGGCCCAGATAACACCCAGTGTTTTCCCGTCATCGCCATTGAACATAACAATATCGCCACGTAAAGCTTTCGTCGGCTCAATCTCAGTAAAGAAACCTGATAATGCAGATTCGAGGTCACCAAATTCTATTTTTAATACTCTGGCTGCACCTGTCTTAGTCTTATACCTGCCTCGAATATTTCTGCAGGGGTCAAAATCACACACAGCAACCACACAGTCAGCAGCAAACAAACAGCAATCATGCTCACCCCATGAAAATGGCTTTTGCATGGCTTTTTGTAATGCTTCAGGAAGTCTTGTTGTCCAGTTTGGGTGTCGCATTTGATGATCTCCAGGCATAAAAAAACCCGCCGAAGCGGGTAAAATTGCTAATATAAGTAAACTATAAAAATGTTATATGATCTTTATATAATTTATTTGCGACTTCCTTTTCATTGCCCGACAAAGTAGAAAACTTTTCGTTTTTTAATATAGTGAATAAATCAATACTGTCATCAATATTTTCACCTTTTAACCTTTCAGACTCTATATATCTATTACCATACTCTGCAAATTTAATAATGTTGCTTTTATTTAACTTACCATCACCCGAAATAAAATTATCTCCAATTAACTTTGCTTCTCTGAAATAATCGGTCAATAATTGTTTTTTTTGAGCAATATCCAATGAAATAGATCTGGATTCTAAAATTGATGACAGTAACTCTATTTGTTTATTACTCTTTTTATCCATTAACTCGAGTAACTCAATAATTCTATTTGATCTAACACTAGCTCTGTTTAAAAAGAACCAAATTAAAATAGAAACGATTGCAATAACAATATTAGCAATAAGAAACGGCTCCATACCAAATCCTCTATTAAGAAATTAGAAAGATAATAACATTTATTATTTATAAATAAATGTTGGGGCATTCTTTTTACTTCCCCAATAGATGGCGCGCTCTGCCATTTGAGCAACATAACGAAATATACGATCATTACCATGTCGTTTTTGCCATGATTCATCGGTGAATCTGTCAGGCAACCCCTGAGACCAACGTTCAAAACGATTTGATACAGTAACGGCAATTTCGCATTGGTTGCCCACGCTCACGCCAATATTACTGATCTGACCCGCAAATAACACCTCAGCGAGAATAGGCTGACCATCCTCGTTGAGCGCTACCATCATTAATCGTACATCACGCCCTCGACTGCGCTCATTCATCACATCACCCAGCAGTGAAGAATCAAAACCACTGAGGGACAAAATAAGCTGCTGCGGGCTGGTTGTATTTTCTTCTGAAACCGTTTCTATCGCACCAAACTGCCCCACCCCCTGATAAACCTCGCCAGCAATAACTAAATTACCCGTCGCTGTATGCACACGTGTTATACCAGATTTAAGATCAAGCTTAGCGGCAATGACAACATAACAACCCCCATTAATTGCTTGGATCATTTTATTTGAAAAAGGATGATAGATCATCAATAAAGCGCCTCCTCAAAAGATAGTGTCGTAGATGTAAATACACCAGGGATCCGCCTTAATCGACCTTGATTGTTATCCGTTAACTTAAATATACCATAGGGATTAACCGCTTCGATTTTTTCGCCAATTGCTGGAGATGAGCGCAACATAGGGGAAAATAAAAGCATGGCATTTCCTTGTTCATCACTTGTAATATCAGCAGTAACTTTTTTCAATTCATGATTGATAGTGAAGTTATCTGCAGCTCTTAATATTAACGAATTAGGCTTCCAGCCTTTAGTCTGTAGCGCTCTACCCGTCTGATTGGCTAAACTTACAACAGGATTTCCGGTTTCGATTAATCCCGTACGTACCCAATCAAATAATTTAATCCGCCCAGACTCTCCATCTAGCTGTGCAAGGATAACTTCAAGCAATCTAGATTTCTCATCGGTTAAATTATTAAAAGTTAAGTCACAGCGCCATCGACTGCCGGGATAACGCACGGTTTGTGCGCTCCCAGTAAATACGGAAACAAAGGTTTTAGAGTTGCTCATTAGCTGCCAGTCCATAGCGGAAGGCTCAAGTACTTTAGGCCACGTTAAAATATCCATGGTTATTTCCCTAGTGTTTTTCGTATCTTGCCGTTTGTCTGGAAGTCTCGCATAATATCCGCTTTAGCTTTTGCTGCCCCCTCCTCCGCCCCCTGTCGAGCGGCTTCCCTTAGCGCGGACTCCAACGCTGCATCACCATTACCGTGCACATGGATTTCCTGCTGAATAATAGTGCCACCAGCAGACTTATCATTAACCGGCATATCCATCTTGGGGAGTTGAGCACGAACACCTAGCGATCCATCTTTACCGCGCGTCAAGGGCATAATCGCTTCAGGGCCCGCCTCGCCCATCAATCCAAGTGATGGGATGCCGCCTTTTGCAAACGGGAAGAATGTCGGAGCATCAACAACCTGACCACTGTAAGCACTTAATCCTGGTGTATTATATAGCCCACCTTTCGCATTTGCGGTAAAGCTTAAATTCCCATACGCTCCTGTTGAGAACGCATTAGCGCTTGAGCTAGAGGCCGCACCACTAGAAGCCCCTCCTGCAATACCGCCAAACAACCCAGTTAACGCATTGGTGATCATTGATTGCATAGCTATGCGGACTAAATCCTGAATAATAGATTGTGCAAGTGATGCCGAAAGCTCTTGAAGTGTTTCAGAGAATGATTTAGACCCCGTTAAAATACCTGTCAATGCATTACTTGTGCGTTGCTCTACTGTTTCAAGAAGGTTCATTTGCATTTGCTGCCAGTTGCCCTGAGCCGCATACAACTCTTTAGCGGCATCAAGCTGTGCATTTTTAGAGCGATTAGTAGTTGCTATCATCAGTTCTTGATAGCGCTCTTGGCTGATTAAATCATTGTTACGATAAGCTTCATATAAAGCCTGTTGCTCGCTTAACTGATTTTGCAGCTTGGCGACAGGATCTACTTCACCAGCTAAATCATAACTTGGCAGCGCTTTTTGGTTTGCCTCTTCGGTCATTTTTTGCTTCACGTAGTCATTATGAAGCTGCAAACTGGCGGCATAATATTGTTGCTCATTTATCAGCTTGGCCTGACGAAGTTCGCCTAACTCTCTTGCTGCCTCTCTTTCCTTGCGAATAATGGCTGCATAAGGATCGTATTTCTCAGCAAGTTCTAGCCGTTTCTGCTGATGATTTTCTGCATTGAGCAAAATCAAACGCTGCATTTCGGCTTGACTGACGTAGCCTTTCTTGTGAAGGCTAGCTAACTTGTCACTATTTTCCTTTTCACTCGCTTGGATTTTTTGAAGGCTTGAAAAATGCTCTGACTCAATAGATTTGCGTAATTGCTGATAATCATTAAGCGCTTTAGTTTTGCCTTTATCCTCATCAGTACTACCCGTTAGTTTTGGTGGTGGTAATGGGGCAGGGTCTTTTTTCGGCAAATCTCCTGAGGCTAATTTGTCTTTGGCTTCATTAATGCGGTTTATTTTTTCTTTTGTTATATCAATGTTTGCATTAGCTTTTTCAAGCTGTGCATCAAGTCTAATTACATCCTTATTTAGGTCGGGAACTTGGTTAAATACATCCCCAAACACCCCGCCCTCTAGCTCCTTCGTCCTGTCTTTTTTATCCCGAAGCTCATTGATCATCTTATTGCGCTCAGTGACTATATTTTGCAAATCATCTTGTGCATCAACAAGCTTTACCGTTAGTTCCTTTTGAGATAATTGCATTAGTGCTTCAGTTGTCTCAAGCACTGCATCTCTCAGGTTTAATGCTCGATCTCTCGCTTCAGTTGCTTTCTCTGAGAAATAGAATAGAGCCCCACCAGCCATCATGGCGACACCAACAGGTCCACCTAATAAGGATAAAGTACCCCGCATAGCGCGAGTGGCATAATTAAGCCTATTTTGTGCGGCAGTCAGCTGATTAACGCTCGCCTCTTCGGCTTTATTTAATGCAATGATTTTTGCGTAGTTGGCCTCTTGCTGAGTTCTAATTGCCGCTCTACGCTCTTCTGTTTTTGCAGCGATAAGTTGAACGCCAAGAGATTGCTGAGTTGAAACCGCATAGGCCTGATCTGCTCGTATTTTAGCTAACGTGACCTCTAATCCCTTGGCTTGCGCTGCATTTAACACATAGTTATTTTTAGCCGTAACAAGCATATTCTTGCCGGCTTCATAAGTGCTTAGGGATAAGTTGCCCATATAGCGTGATAAACCAATCGCAGCTATCGCAGTGCCAACTGATGCAAAACTACTGAAGTTCTCCGTGACCGTTGCCAAAGTTGCTGACATTGAGCGAGTGATCCCCATGCTCGCATTAATTTCACCAAAATAAGACTTGGCAGCATTGGCCGCCTTGGCAAAACCATCTGCAACGGTATTGTCCATGCTGTCCGCTAACGCATTGTTAGCCTCTTTCGCGTTAATCAATGAATTAGTGAATAATGTCATTGAAATGCCACTTTTAGTGGCCATCAACTTAACATCGTTTTCAGTGACTTTAACGCCGCCGCGCATACGTGAGAGTTCTTTAGCAATATCGCCCACAACAGAAGGCATGGCATTTAATACAGAATGCCAGTCATTGCCTTTTAAAACGCCTGTCACCATTGCACGGTTTAATGCTGTAAATGCCGATTCGGTTTGCTGTGCGCTTGTAGCATTTGCGGTAAACGTTGATGATAGCGATTCGATGTAGTCCAGTGTGTTTGCCGTTGAATAGCCTAGCTCTTTCATGGCTGAGGCTGAACCTACATACAATTCTTGAGTGGTTTCTATGGCTTTACCGTTTCGGTTACTGACCGTTAAAAAGCGCTGCTGGAGTTCTTCGTAACGACTGACGTCCCCTTCCACTGAAGTGAGTGCCATTTTAATGCGCGCGGACATTTGCCCCCAATCATCAACAGCGGTGATCAAGGTTGAAACCGAAAAGAAACCAGCTAACGCACCCGACATTATCTTGGCAGTGCTGGTCACGGATGCTAATTGATTGTTGATATCATTCAACGCTTGTCTTTGTGATCTTAATTCTCGCTCAAAACGACGGCCATTAGCACTCATCGTTTTGTAATACTCATTACCCGTACGGGACGCCTTAGCTATTTCTGCCTGATAGCTCGTTGAGTTAGCGGATATCTTAATAATAAGTTCGCGGAGTGTTGACATAATTGACCTGCGTCCTGACGAGTGTTGATATTGATTACGCGAGTGAGGCAAAGAAATTCTCTAACCCTGTTCCGTCGCTCTCTTCTTCCTGCACGCTCTCAGTGTCCCACTGGATCAACGTGTCATTAATGGAGGTTTTCACGCCCTGCGCATTAAAAATAGCCGCGGTAACTTGTGCCGCATGTACGTCTGAGCGTGCGTCACCAATGGGATTTATCGAATCAAATGCCCACCAGAGTTGTAATTCACTGGCGGGCATAGTACCGATTTCAGAGAGAGTTTTTCCTAGCCGCAATGCTAGGGTGAGCAAAAATTTTAGTGCAGGTTCACGGACTTTTTTTCAGCGTCATTGGCACCCATGATCAGCTCAAAGGCCTGATGAACGAGCCGAGCATGAACAGGCCCATAAATGGCCAGCACGGTGGCCTTATCTTCCGGGCTAAAAATAGGCTGATGTTTCTCATCCAGTAAAACGTTAATGAGAAAATCAACATCTGCTTCAAGGTTACGTTGAACCATTTCCTCTGTGCTGAGTTTATCCGCATCACCAAGGTCGCGATGTTCTTTCAGCCATTTCAGCCACACTGTCACGGACGGCTCACGCAATACCACATCAGCATCCCATTCGGAGACAGTGACCTTTGTTGTACGAAATGATTGTGCAGCATTCAGTGCAATATCGCGTAGATTCATTACTTTTTTTGCCATGATGTTTATTCTCCTGCTGCTTTAATTGGGGAAGGCTTACCTTTCATGCGTAATGTAAAAGAGGCTGATACCACGCCATTACCCGCAACCGACCAGCTATTTTGACGCACCTCTGCAAGGAATGCGTAACCATTACCGGAAGGAAATTCCACTTTAAACGCATGAACGGTATCGTTGTCATAGGCTTGGCGTAATACCTCTTGCCCCTCGGCATCCGCTGACCAGTTACCATTAATCGACACCTCGCCGGGTGCGGGTAAACCATTAATCATTTCCTGTTCGGTAGAGCACAATGTCGTAACATCAATATCTGCTTTCTGCCCTCCCGTGTAGCTAATTTCTTTCGTTGTACAATCAATTGACAAAAAACTTGCATTTGATGGGTTAAGTTCTGTTGCCGGAAGTTTTGAGACGCTAATTTTTGTACCTTGCGTTCTTTCATGTTTAGCTGCCATATCAATTTCCTATAGAAATAAAAAAGCTGCCGAAGCAGCAGATTAAATTTGAGTGTAATTAAAGATTATTGCCAGACTTGGCATTCGAGGGTGATACGTCTGAGTTTCTCATCCGGCTCGTAGGTTGGGCGCTCAGTAATATTAGTAGGATAAAGCGGCTTAATGGCTGATCTGATTTTCACCATTAATTCACGCGCTGCCCTTAAGGTGTCGCAATAAACATCAATTTGAATATTGATCATCTGCTCAGCTTGACCGCTCAAGACATCACTATCAATACGGTAGATTGATAATATGCACCAAGGCGGCTTAATCGGCGGCGATTCCAGTGGAACAATAGACGAAAATACCTTGTCCGGCAGTACAGAGTCGAGATAAGGTAAAATATCCGCTTCAGTCATTTTCGTAATACCTCGTCGATGGCTTGATTTAGTTTGCTGATCGCAAAAGCGGCAGCTTCATCCGCTTTACCGTCGAACGCCGGTCGAATAAAAGGCTGAGGTGACATCTTTGCCGTGCCATTTTCCAAGAAACGCCAATAATAAGCGTTGTTAGGGTGAACCGCTTTCATACGGTTATCGCTATTGGTACCGTCTTTATTCGTACCGCGAACATAAACCCCCGAAGACACTTCACCCTGCTTGCGATTGCGCTGATTACTCACTACGATATTTTTAGCCAGCTTCCCCGTTCGTTTAGGCGCTTTAACTCTGGCCTCGTCGCGCAAAATACTTGCCGCTGCATACGTCGCTTGCCGCAATACCTTGTTGCTTTCCGCCTTGCTGAGTAAATCCAATTCTTTATTGATATCCAGCAGGCCACCAAAGTCAATGCTCATATCAACCATCAGCAGAGACTCCTTGTTTGCACAATAATTCAAGACGGGTGAACTTGACATCAGGGATCACGGATTGGATATCATAAATAAGTCCGCGATAAATCATGCGACAGGTGGAATTGATATCCGATCGATAACGCATCCATACCCGCACCGTAACTTCGGACATTTCAGCCCCAGCTGAAAGCAGCTCTCGCCCACTTATTGCCCTAACTTCAGCGCGAGTCACGGTTATATTTGTCCACTTCTTCTCTCGCTCACCGTATTCACTCTTAACCATTTCAGTGCGTTGAAATATCACTCGATGCCGTAAACGCCCTGCTTGCATAATACCCCCTAGAGACCATAAATCCGGTAAGGTTGAAGTAGCGCCTCAGTTGCAAACGGCAATGCAGAGGTGATATTGCCGATATTGGTCGCTTCGCGGTTTTCATACCATTGACCAATCAGCAGTAACATGGCATTTTTGACATCATCACCCAGCAACAACGGTTCGGGATCGGCCTGATAACCTTCTGATGATCCGTTTTCATACAGCTTTCGGCGCGTGTAGTTTTCTACATACCTGACCGCAGAGCCGATATAAATGGCTAGCAATTTATCATCATCAGTAAAATCAGTATCAATATTGCAATGTTGTTTAACTAATTCCAGAGAAAGCATTATTTCCCCTTTTTAGTCTTAGTAGCCTTTTCGTCTTGCTGCTCTTGATCTTCAGCATGATCGCCTTCCATTTCAATTGCATAGCCTTTTTTAATTAATTCACGCCCATGCAGATCGCCCGTTTCGATGATCTCACCTTCAACAGCGACGTTATTACCGAAATAAATGGCACGTAATATTGTTAATTTCATATTGCACCTCAAAAGAAAAAGCGGCCATAAAGACCGCTTAAGGAGATTAGTCGCCAGATGTTGGCGCAGTGAAATCACCATATACAAAGGCTTCAGGCCGTTTAACGGCTAACGCAAGTCGCTCCTCACAGCGAATTGAAATCATGTTCTTTTCAAAGTCATCACTGTTTTCAGTGGAAATAACAACATTTGTCTCTTCACGGTCAAACAACTGAGCACCAGCATTAAAGGCACCGGTTAAGAATTTCCCTTTAAACGCTGCTGTTTCCGTCACCACAATTGGCAATCCCCATAATGTTGGCCCCGTTAAACCTGATGGATTCGCCAGAATATAACGCCCCAGTGAATCTTTCAGTAGTTCAATCTTCGCCCAATCAATGAAGTGTAGAACGTGACCAGTTGCTGGGAAGCGAGCTAATTGCGCTTGCAGCATCGCTAAACGTAAATCATCAATACCGTTTTGTTTATCAACAGCAAATTCTGGTTTGTACTTCGACGCTTGCGGGATGATGCCGTGCAAATGCGCGCCAGAACCGTCCCCAAACAAAATCTCTTGCTCTTCGACAAACTTCAAGCCGTAGCGCATTTCAGCATCCACTAACGACTGCAACTGTGCGAAGTCATCCAAAATCTGTTTGGAGGCTTTGAACATATGCGCAATTGTGGAGACAGGGGTCATTTTTGTTGCAAACTCAATATCACTGTACGGCTTAGCGGTATTCTCAGGCACCACTTTTGCGGCATTGGTAAAGCCGGTTTGCTGAACCCAGAAAATAGCTGGTGACGTCGTTTTGCCTGGTGCAATCAAATCGCGAATAAATAAACGTTGTTTAGGGGCGATATCAATCCCCGGTAAACGCTGAGGCTCAACCACGCCTTGTGCCACATCAACCGAGGTCAACGCCGCTTGAACCGCAACCGAAATACGCTTACTCGCCTGCATGCTGGAATTGATATCTTTCAGTACATCGGCAGAGATCACTTGCTGACCAATAGACTTCGCCGCATGGACTGCATTTTGTAGCGGCATTTGTGCCACATGCTGTTCTAAATCGCCCAACGATGCTTTCAGGGTTTTTTCAGACTCACGCAGCGCATTCAATTCCGTTGCCATTTGGTCAACGGCAGCTTTCGTTTCTGTGCTCAAGCTACCCACTTTTTGTGCTTCTTTTAAGGCTTCTTCAGCCTTAGCGTTAAAGTCACTGTTCGCTTTTTCAATTTTAGCAGATAGGTTTTTCAGTAATTCATTTGTATCAGACATGATGTCTCCAATAATTATTTTATCGTGGCAAAAGCGGCAACGGCCTTTTCCAGTTCAGAGAGAGATTCGGGGTTAATTTTAGCGGTAGCGCTCGGCGTACCATTCGGCGTGGAAGTAGCGCACGGCGTACTTCCGGTTAAAGCACTGATAAGTTTTCGACGCTCCGCGCGGGGAGTGTTTGATTTAGCTAATAACGCATCGAGCTTTCGCATTGCGGCCTGTGGACTTTCATCACCATCGTTAATCACATCTGCTGACAGCAGTCTGTCTGCAAATCCTTTATCGATAGCATCACTAGCACCGATATAGGTTTCGTTATCCATCATTTGGCTGACTGCTTCACTCGATTGCCCACTGCGCGCCATGTAAATATCACACATCGACTTATCAAAGGGCTCCATATCTTGAGCCAGTCTCGCAAGATCATGACGATTCCCCGCACAAACGCCCCAGCAGTTGTGGATCATCAAAAATGCACCACGTCCCATATGGATTTCATCCCCTGCCATGGCAATAATGGAGGCCGCAGAGGCAGCAATACCCAGCACATTAACGATGACTTTACCGCTGTGTGCACGAAGTTGGTTATAAATCGCCAGCCCCTCAAACATATTTCCACCGGGGCTATTAATATTCACGACAACGTCGTTATTACCGATCGCACGCAATGCAGCAGCGATACGTTTGGTGGTCACGCCTTCACCCCAATAATCTTCGCCAATCACATCGAGGATAGAAATTGTATTGTCGGAGCTTGCCGCCTTAATGCTGCCATCCCATTTATTTAAGGCATTTGGGGTTAATTCATAGCTGATTGACGCGCAGGGGCTCCCCTCCAGCGCAACTGGCAGATGACTTTTTTTCATTTAATTTACTCCTCGGAATGAGGTTTTTTTGGTGGAATTGTTGGATCACCCTCTGGAAATAGCCAGCTAGTGATTTGTGCCTTGAGCTTTTCAGCCTCATTGCCAGAAATATCTTTTCCTAGCTGATCAATCGGGGTTAAGTTGAGTTGAACAGTGTAAATATCACCGCCATCAATAGGGGGGAGATTTTCAAGACGTCTCACATCATTACGACTCATCCAGCCGTTTTGTAGTGAAGTCGTATAATAAGCGGCGCGGCCTACACTATCAGCTCTAAGTAATCCTTCGACAGAGAATTCAGCATAATAATCATCATCACCACTTAATAAGCAACGACTAATTTCTTGCTCAATATTCACAAGTAGTGGCCTTAGTGTATTGGTAAGAAACTGCATGTTCATCCCTTCTACACTAGCCCCCCAACTGCTTTGCTTGTCCATATGACCAACCATGAAGGGTGGAACGCGAAACCAGCGGCAAATTTCTTCAATGCTAAAGGTTCGACTTTCAAGCATTTGAGCAGCTTCGGGATTCATGGTGACATTGTTGTATTTCATCCCCCCTTCAAGAACCATCATTTTCCCAGCGTTTTTTGAACCGACAAAGCTTAAAAGGTACTTTCTAATGCGTTCACGCTGCTCGTCATTAAGGGCTAGTTCTGATGATAAGAATCCAGAGCTCTGTAAGCCATTTTCAAAAATTTTAGCCGCAGACTCTTCAACTGATAAAGCCGAGCCAATCACATCTCTCCCCATTTGAACGGGGATCATTCCGCAAATGCCATCCATCCCAAAACCACGAATATGCATCATATATTTTAAATCAATATTTCTTTTTTTCTGCGTCAGCGGATCGGTATATTGGTACTCAAGCATTCCGTTTTTATCACTACGCTTCACAACCATGTTTTGGGGTAATAAAGGGTGTAAAGCAACTAACTTGGACCCTATGTATTTTTTTTCTATGAAGCTATTGCCTCTCAAGCACAAACTGGCCACAACCATTAACATAAACCGAGACGGCGTCATTTCAATGTTGGGTTGCTTACAAAGCAAGCGATGAACGGGGTGATCTTTTGCTAAGCTTCTAGAGCCATCACTTTCACTTCTGTAAATTTTTATTGGAAGCGTTGATATCGACTCGCTAAGCAACCTCACACAAGCCCAAACGGCAGAAAGCTGCATGGCTTTATCTGCAGTAACAATTTTCCCACTACTGCTTGCCCCACTCCATTCCTGCAAAAAACCGCCATTGGTTAGCGATATTGGTACGCCCAACCAGTTAAGTAGCGCACTTTTTATGCGCCCCGGCTCCTTATTATGTTTCATCAGATACCTACTATGATTGGGTTGTCTATAAATCCTGAGATATCAGGGGTATCATTTCCACCGCCCACCAATTGACGGCTTTTTGCGGTAAACATCGCTACCGGCCCATCGATTTTATTTTCAGGGGTCGATTTGTTCGGGAAGATATTTTCGTTTTTGTCGGGCTTGACTGTGACATTTGAAAGCATCCATCCCATCATTGGGTTGTGATCATGATGAAATTTACTGGCATACACATCTGCCTGAACGCTCTTCATGGCTTCAGACATGTTTTTTACCGTCTGTGCAACTTCCACCAGAGGCACGCCCTCTTCAGCTAAACGACGAGAAAATTGAACCGCGCTCCAAGGGTCAAAGCCCAACTCACGGACTTCATCACCTTCACACCATTTAAGAATGTCATCCTTAATAATGTCATGATCAATAACTTCGCCATCAGTAAGCTCTAGGTACCCCATCTTCGCCCACTTGCGATAAAGTTCCGCAATATGCTTAGGTGCCGTTTCAATACGATCCTCAGGTATCCAAAATTTGCACTTGATATGCGTTTTACCTTGATTGTCCTCGTACATTTTGATTGCTGCAGCAACATCAATTTTGCTGGCCAAGTCCACACCAACCCAAACCGGATAATTTTTCAACTCATCATCGGGCGCATTGACGGGGCATTTTTCCCACTTGCCCATATCCATCCAAACTGATTCGGCATTTACCCACTTATTTAAATGCTTAGTCAGAAAGTTGGGCCGCGCAGCAACTTGCTCTTTGGCTTTTTTAGCGAGACGGCGCATATCATCAAACCGCTTACAGACACCCAGCCCCGGATTGGCTTTTATCCACACCGATTCATCAAAATCATCATCTTTCTCATCAAGTGTATAAATGATCGCGAAAAACGTATCATCTTCAACAACCCCCGTGAGCACCTTGATTGCGTAGTCTCTCAGCTCGTAACAAATCCCTTCTTTATTAAATCCCGAGGTAGTAATGGCAAAAAGCAGAGACTGCAGACGTGCACCGGTTGCTGTTTCTAAAACATCCCACACATCGCGGGTTTTGTGTGCATGCAACTCATCGACAATACCGCAGTGGATATTTAAGCCATCGAGGTTATTTGCGTCACTCGATAACGGTTCAAATTTAGATGCTGTTCGCTCCTGGTATATAGCAAGTTTGTTGTAATCAAATAGGCGTCCAAGTGTCGTTTTTGCCTTTTTAACCATATTTTTGGCGTCTTCAAACACAATTCGCGCCTGATCCCGCGTTGTTGCCGCTGAATAAACCTCAGCACCACCTTCACCGTCTGCGCCTGTCATGTATAACCCGATGCCACTTGATAAAGTTGATTTAGCGTTTTTTCGAGCAACCTCATTAAAAGCCGTTCGAAATCGACGAACAAGCATCGTATCGCCATCATCATCAAGCACTTGCTCACCCGTTAGCTCATCAATTAACGGGATCACAAAGCCAAAAATATTAATCAATATAAAGACATGCCAAGGCATTAAATCAATGGGCTTTCCGGCTAATGCCCCTTTGACGTGAGGAATAAAATTATAAAAGTCGAGTATGTGCTGTGCGCGTTCTTCAATGAAATAGATACCACGCTCAGGGCCATGCTCTAGATCATTTAAAAACCGCTGGCACGCTAAACGCACCAATTCGCACGCAACAATTTCTCCAGCGACGACCTGTTCGGCGTACTGAATTCCATCTGTTACGGTTGCCATTCATCATTTGCGCTTTTTCAAAAATACATCAAGTGGATCTTCCTGTTCAGGGCCTTTTACATTCACCTTGGTTCGTGCTGATGGGGTCATGCCAAACTCGCTAAGCATTGCCCTTATTCGCTTCCATACATCAGCCTTCATAATTGCGGCTGGATGCGCTTTGATCATCAATCCGCTTTCAGTGTTGTTTTTATAAGTGTATCCCTCTTCATCAAGCACTTCACAGTGATGACGATACTCAACATAGGCTTCCACCAACAATTCAAGTGCCTTAGCATCAAGTTGACTCATCACACCTAATGCGTTGAGCTCTTCCCCAATCTTCTTAAACCAATACTTTCCGCGCTTATCAAAATACTTCGGCGTTGGGGGCACCCCTGACGGGGGTTTCGGTTCATTTTTATTGATAGGTCTTTTGGATGGGTTACCCCTCACTAACTGCAGGTGTGACGGGGTTTTTGGCGGTCCTGCCATGATAGACACCTCCTATTAATGAGTGATAGGGAAACCCCAAAAAAAGTTTTCTAACCTGCGGCGATATAACAAAAGGTAAGGCGGCGGTACTTTAGGGCGAGAGCGGTAGAGATTTTACCCGCCCCTCCCCCTTGTGTGATAGCTTTACACTGAAACTATATTGATTTATGGAGAGTTTTATTGATTCATATTCCATTGAATTAATATGATTTTTTGTTTCGCTCTGTTGCTGTCTTACGTTTGTGGCAAGGCCAGCACAGGGCTTGAAGGTTACTATCATCATCGGTACCGCCATGTGCCTTGGGTTTGATGTGGTCCACTGTCTTGGCTTCTGTTGGTCGCCCTGACTTCAAGCACTCCTGACACAGATGCTTGTCACGCTGAAGTATGCGAGCACGCCTTTTATCCCATGCAGTTCCATACCCTCTTTCATGTCGGCTTTTACCCTGTTGGTGAGACTCCCAGCCTGTATTCATGTGCTCATCACAATAACCACTGCGATCTGTGGTTGTCTTGCTACACCCATGCTTACGGCATGCGCGAGGGATACGGGGTGGCATAGATATCTCCATAAATGAAAAAGCCACCAGTGATTAGCTGATGGCTTTCTAGCAATAATTTACTTAATCTTATTATGATTAAGTCCTTAGCTTGATACTTAAAAATGTATAATCATCAATGATATCTTTCTCTATACGGCGTCTCAAGCTGCCCGAAAATGCCGATGGTAATGCCATTGTTCTTTTCGAAAATTTAGGTCTTGACTCCCAATGCTTATAAGCACCGTCTGACATTAAAGTCAAAATGACCTCATTATCATTACTTATATCTTTTATTTCTTTATTTATAACATCGAAATATAATTCAATATCGTTAGATAATGCTGATGTAAGGATGGTTGATAATCTATCTTTATGGTTTCTAAGATTCCGCATGCTGTGCTCTCCAGAATCTAAGAGCTCTTGAAACTTAGTGTGGTCTTTAGTTAACTGAATCAACTTACTTTCACTTTTAAAATAAAGTCGACAATCACCTACGTGGCCTACATAAACTGTGGAATTTACTATGTGCACAACTGTTAGTGTGGTTGCTACGCTGAAGTCAAACTTATCTATAGCCTTCTTTGCCTGTATAAATGCTTTATCTATATTAAAGTTTGGTTCTGTTATTGCTCTTTGAATTGCTTGTATTGCACTTTTTGATGCTAAATCTGCATGCTTAGTTGAGCCAACTCCATCAGCTATAGCAAATACAATATTTGATTCATGATCATATGTAGGAGGCAAAAAGCAATCTTCATTTATAATTTTATTTTTAGCTGCCTCGCTGAAACAGGCCATATCAATTATTCTATTCATGGCTCTACCCCCATAGATTTAGAGAAATCAATTAATAATTCATTAGCATCTACGTACCTATTTTCAGGCCAATGCTCTCTACACTTTGATATGACTTTTTTTAGCTTATCAGTTCGGTCATTTGAATATATATCACTAATAACCTGTCCTATAGCAAAAATATCAGACTGAACTGAAAATAAACCACTCTCTGCAATCTCGGGAGCCCTGTAACCATCAGAACCTAAACCATTTGGTTGAAATTTTGTTTTTATTTCAGCTCTAACCTGATTCAAATCTTTAACTAATCCAAAATCACTAATTTTATACTTCCCATCACTATATCGAAGTATATTGGCTGGCTTTAAATCTCTGTGGATGTACTCATGATCATGTATTGTTCTAACGCCATGAATTATTTGCTTAACTGATTTAATTTTCTCTTCAGCTGACATTCCTGACTTAATAGCTTCGATTAAGTTATAATCAGCCTTTTCCATGATAAAGTAAGGCTTGTCCCCCGCGGTACTAAACAATACTATTGGCGCTATAGAATCATAATCAATCCTATTCAGCCTGCACTGAGTTTTAATTTCAACTAGAAATCGCTCTCTTAAATCAGCAATCTCTTTTATTTCCGTTCCATTATTTTCTGGAGATGGAGAAAAATATTTCCTTGCATATTTTCTTGAGTGTGTTTTGCTTAAATTATAAACATTAACTTCATACACTTCACCAAAACCACCACGCCCAATCTTTTGTAAATCCTCAATAAAGTAATGATTGCACTGATTCACGCTAAATCCTCAGATAAGAAGCTACGGGATTATAAGAATCAATCTCATCCTAAGCTAGTATACAATAATTATAAATTTAGCTTTATACTACTAGGCTTAGCGAGTATAGAGAATAATTAATTTATTTAAATGCTGGCGCGATCCTAATATTATTAGGGATTATAATTTATCATGAACGGCTTGAACCATCTCCCGTATAGCACCTAATCGTCCATTCGCCTTATCAATTGTCGTTAATAGCGGATGAATCCACAACACAGCCTCAGCATAACTTAACGTCTTACCGTCACTGTCGGGCGGTAAAGGAACTAAAACAGGCTCAGTTAATGTTGTTGGTATCGGAATGCATTGCGCCGGCACGTAGGCTGTGCGTGTATTCGAGCAACCTATCAGCAATAGGCTGAGGCACAAGCTGATCATAAACAGGCTCTTTTTTGAGTATTTTGCGATATTCAATGATCTTCTCCTGTGATTTAGCTTCTGCTTGTGTGCTGTTACGTTGTGCGCTTGCGGCGATTTGATTGAAGCGATTAAAATCTAATGATTGTTCTGCAATAATTTCTGCTTGCTGATCGCGTTCTTTCACCAACTGCTTATTTTTGCCTTCAACTTCAATTCGCTTATCATGCTCAATAACGACCCACCAGCCCAATCCTACAATAGTAATCAACAAAACCCATGATTTAGATATCTGCATAATCACCCCCGATAATGTCTTAGTGCAGCTTGGCAACGCTTTTCTAGCCCCTGTTGATCATTGCGGCAGGTATCATCAATCAATAAATATGCGCCCGATCCAATAAACAAAATAAGGTAAGCAACCAAGCAGACTATAGACTTCCAAGGCATACGGCCTTTTCTATTTCTCTGCGTGTTATCAGTCCTTTCCATTGTTTTCCACCTGCGTATATCCAGCGGTTTAACTCGTTACATGCTCCGTCAATATCGCCAGCGTTTAGTTTTTTAAGTAACGTTGATCGAGAAAATGCACCTACACCAAAGTTGTATGTGAATGAATAAAGAGCAGCACGAGTCTCATCGCTAATATCAACTTTGATCAACGGGTCTATACCGTTGCGAACTTTGCTGAGGTCTTTTTCAAGCAAGGCTAGGCACTCTTCCTCGGTATATGTTTTCCCGTAAACAATGTCGCTACCAGTGTGCCCATAACAAACCGTTGTAACACCCACCACGTCTTTGTATGGTTTGTGCTCCACACCCTCGAATACAGAAATCATCGCAACTGACAGACCAATAACCCCGCTACCAATCGCAGCAACTATTTTCTTAGGTATCTTTGCCATCTTTCACCGCCTTTAGATTGAATTCTTTGCGCTTGTAATAAAAATTCACTGCGAACGTTCCGACTGTACAAAGGATCCCAATAAAAACAGCCCACTGATCTAATGACATAGCACCGATAGTGGCGGTGAATACACCCCACGCATAAGCAAAGGGGCTTGAGTATTTTTCTTGCATGTGCATATACACCCCCTTGCGGAGTGTTCCGTGATTAAAGTTAATGAGATGCCGACTCACAGATCTTATGTGAATGTGATGTGTTGTGATTTATTTTGTTTGCGGTCGGCGCATATGTTTAGGGGTTGGATTAGGTACTACACTGATAAATAGGGTATATTCAGCAACCTAGATTAATATCAGCCCCTAGATACTAAGCAGGAATAAAATGATTAAAAATAAAGAAAGAGCGATTAAGTATTATATCGAGATAGTCAAACCTACTATCGATGAGTTTATGAATGACAAATGCAGCATTAGAAAAGGAATGCTTGCATCAATCACTATGCACCACATAATTGATTACCTTAACGACAAGGAATTCGACAAAAAAATCAATATTGATGACGGTGAGCATAATACATTAAATATCATTAAAGACATCTGTAATGCAGCTAAACATCATGAATTAACCAGAGGAAAGCCATCAATAAAATCATCAGACCAAATAATACAAGATAATGTTCCGGGATTATTTTCTGCACCATTTGGAACAGGCGGATTTCTTGAGGCAAGTTATGTTTTTGTTAAACTCAACGATAAAAACAATGGCGATAAATTCTTATGCTTGCCAGATATAATAAAAGAGGCCGAAGACTACTGGGATAATATGCTTTTATCACAAAAGTAAAAACAAAAAAACCTCTAGAGAGCACTGTCGTACATGCCTTGATACAAAGCCATTTTTCCACCGATGCATGCCGCTTGCTTGGTTCCACGCTCTGCATTCTAAAAAGGCCTCACTAGGCGACCTCTTGAATATCAACTCTCCGGAAATTCCGGAGGGTTGATATTGTAAGAATTAGTTACAAGTTAGTAATCTCTTCTAACTCTAACTTCGTCTGTTCAAACCGCTCTGACTCCAGCTCAACACCAATAACTCGTCGATTAAGTTTCAGCGCTGCTTTAATCGTTGCACCCGATCCCATAAAGAAATCAGCAACGACATCACCTTCTCGGCTACTACTATTGATAATGTGTTCCATCATCGCGGCTGGTTTTTCGCATGGGTGTTTACCGGGGTAATATTGTACTGGTGCATAAGTCCAAACGTCCGTATAAGGCACATCAACGGTAACAGCAAAAGGACGGCGTAATAATTGATACCGTTCAGCCAGTTCGTGATATTCACGTCTAAGCGTGTTTTGCTCACTCATTAAGTCAGTATGGTCACGGATCAGGAAATTGTCGCTGAACTTATCTAAAGCTATGCGCTGAAATAGCGCTTGTAACTTTCTATAATCTTCTTCGTTCGGTAATTGCCATTGACTATAGCCAAACCAATGAGAAGCCATTTGCTTTCCCGTGGCCTGATAAATTTCCTTAGCCGTTATGCCTAACGCGTCTCTCGCTTGCTTAAAGTACTCAATCAATGGCCTCAGTGTGTTTTCTTTCAATTCTCTGCATCGCTGAAGATACCCACTACTTTTACCCTTATAAGGGCTCTGATAGTGTTCAGCAAAAATAATACGTTCTGTTGCAGGGAAATAACTTCTCAGGCTTTCTTTATTTTGTCGTCGCCATGGTCCTGAGGGCTTAGCCCAAATAATGTGGTTAAGTATATCGAACCGCTCACGCACTAATAATTCCGTATCAGCCGCCAGCTTTGAGCCACAAAACATATAAAGACTGCCGTTAGGCTTCAATACCCGCCAAAACTCCGCCAACATTTCATCAAGCCACGATAAATAGGAAGTGACATTTTCCCACTGATTATCCCAGCTACAGTTTTTAACTTGGAAATAGGGTGGGTCGGTTGCGATTAGGTCAATACAATTATCTGGAAGTGTTTTTATATAGACGAGTGAGTCGTCATTAACTAAATTAATACTGTTTAAAATTACAGTGTTTTTCATAGATCAGGAGAACCTTTTTTGTTAAGCTTCACCCGCTTTGTGCACATAAGCAGTGGGCTTTGGTTTGTCCGTGATCCGTTTCAGAACGGGCGAATGGCTGGTAAGGTGCTACCAACACCCACCAGCCGCCCATTTTCACAGTGCTAGATAATTTGATATGTACTTTCTTTGACGTTTTCTTTGATTAATCCAGCCATAACAAGCTGTGTCAGTATTAATTGGCAACTAGGTGGTGTTAATTCAACAAACTGTGAAACCTCACCTGCCGTGGCTGGTTCATCTGTAACCGCATTAAAAACAAGCCTTGCCTTTTCTGTCATATCTACATGTTTTAACATGATAATTTCAAGCCTTTGGTTAGTTATTGTGCATAACTACACATGTAACTCTGACCGATATGAACAGCAAGTCTTATGTTTATTTTAGGCATAAAAAACCCCGCTATTGCGAGGTTATATTCTATAAGTTAGGTGACAACGTGTTCACTCTTATCACATTAACACCCAAAATTCGTTACGAAAAGCATTAACTATTACTTGTTGATTTATTTACCCACTCATCCATCTCTAAAACAGCGCCAGCCATAATCAAGCATGCATCAATAAAAGTCTCAGCTATCATTAATTTTTGTCTAATCTTCCCCTCTGAGCACTTCATATCTCTTGCTATCGCTGACTTTGAAATGTCTTTTATATAGTGTCGTTCTATTAATTCATATTCGTCTTTTTTTCCTGCTTTGATTAACTGGCCAACTGCTGCATCGATAATTATCCCGTCATCATCACAGCATGATGATCTTGTGCCATTTGTATCTGGTAACAAACCACTAAATCCCGCCGCTGTAGATGAATACCCTATACGGCTTTTACCCTCAGCGGCCCAACCACCCCATTTTTCTAAAACTAACTGAATATCTCTCATAACATCAACCCCACCGCGTTCCGCACAACGCATTAACCAAATACACCTAGACCAATAGACCGATCGAGAAATTTAAATAACAAAACTAACTGACTTCCATGCTCCCTTTCCCATTCCTTCGGATCTTTGTGTAACTCACTGTGGTGAACCCGACATAAAGGGATCGTGAATAAGTCATGCGCTTTTGTCCCGATACCGCCCTGCCCGTGCCCAATAATATGATGTGCATCGTCAGCTGTAGCACCGCAAACACAACAAGGTTGTGACTTAACCCACCTAAGGTATTTTTCACTCTCCCAGCGCTGCAATTTTGGCGTTTTCATAAAACCAGCTGGTGGCTCGGGATCTACAGCTAAATCTAATACTTGCTTTATCTCTCCAATATCTTTCAACTCGTCGCTGAGGAATGATTGAGATAGAGAGATAGGTCCTACTGATTTATCGCTTAACGATTCCGGTACTGGGATAATTAACATGCGGCCAGCAAATTTATGTAATTCGCTAATTCCTGGTCTAAAGATTGCTAATCCAAGTTCTGGTACCGTACTTGCTGTAAGAATTGAAGTTTCACGCATATGCTTTGTGCTCCATCCATTGACCAGCTATCCAATTAACTCCCTTCGCTGTAAACCGTGCTTGTGCAAACGCATACTCAGTTCCTTGCGTAACACCCGTTTTCATTTCAAATCGTCCAGCGTCTAAATGCTGTTGATATGGGGTTAATATATTGTTGAGTCGGTACATGATTCTTTTATCAAGTAAAAAACCCCTAAATTCTGGTTCTTTCACATCAAGTAGCTTGCAGACTTGTCTAAATGTCATTGCACCAGTAGCGGAGACGTATTTATCAACAAATTCAACCTTTGGAGCGGCTTCGATTAGTTTATTTTCAAGCTGCTGTTTTTCTTCTTCGAGATCCGCAGCTAAACGTAGTGCTTCTGAAAATGTTGTCGGTACCAGCTTTTGGTTTTCTAACTCTTGCCAACGATCCACCAGCCTTGCTGTAAATTCTGGTGATAATTGAGCCACGACCACATAACTGTCACGTTTGTTTAATTGATAAACTTGCACCGTCTGGTTTTGATGGTTTTTAACCTCCCCCAATGGGGGAAGTTGAATTGTTCCTCGTGTAGCAAGCCTTTCGATTGATTGCTTCACTTTGTCATGACGAGACTCAACTAACTCTGATATCTCTACGCTGGACATTGTTAATGCTTTTATCGCTAATTGGTTCATGCTATTACTCCACGTTTTACGCAACCGCATTTGCGTTTTCATATATGCTGATCGTGATTTCAAACCGACCACCTTTTACGACTTCACACCATTCAATGACAGCACACCTAACCTGAACGTCATCACTCCAAACACCAGCATGTGTTAACGCATCAAATGGCGCTTTCAAGTAATTATCGATATCCATTCGGCGCTTTGACGGTGGGTACATCTTTATAACCACCGATACCTTCTCCGTGATTGCTTTCGGTCTTCTGCGTAATTGTTCATAGATGGCGGCGACTGCATTTACCCGGAACGCCCGTCCCTTTGCACTGATTAACGTTTTTCCGTTGATGTTCCGCCAGCAAGCATTAACACTTGGAGGAAAGGGTAAAATTAAAAATAGTGCCTTACTCACCGATTACCCCCTTATTCCATACACTGACCGCCGATGGCTTATCATTAACATCGGGACCTTTAGCGCCACAACTGTGACAGCGAACATAAAACCAGGTCCTATAGCTATGACTTTCCACTGTCGTATTTTCACTTCCGCAATAACGACAAGGCTGAATTTCTGATATTTGATTTTTCATCTATTTGCCCTTACACCAGCAAGCAGATCATCAAACATCTGCATGATTGGTAGCTTCGGCGGCTGCGGCAGGTTTCTAACCCGTCGTGCCGATGGATTTTTTCTAAACGCTTCCAGCTCCTGCCTACGCAATATCACTGCGCGCTGCTCTTCATCGATGATGTTATTGAGTATTGATAATGCCCCACTCACGGCCTGATAAGATTTTGTTCGGGCATCAAGCACATAAATCAACCCTCTTTTTTTCATGCTCGTGATGACATTGCTGGCTGGAGAACCATCAAGCTCAAAATCAACCATTACATTTTCACGATTAAAAGATGCGCCAGCATAATGAGTGAGAATAGACTTATAGCGCTCAAACTGGGCTTTACGTTTACTCGACATATGTCACCGCCATTTTTTCAGCAAGCCATTGCGCCTGTTCAATAGCTAACTTGCCAATATGCTCTAATTCTTTACGTTGGATGTTACCTACCTTCTCGCCGCGCCACTCTTTATCAAAAACAACTATTGCACCTGCAAACATTGCACTTGATGGCTTTTGTTTTTCATCTGCTGGGTTAAACCATTTAGGAACGTCAAAACCTATTCGGCCTTTGATGTAACAAATGTGATCTGCATGGTCAGGCCACCATGCTTCGCTTGTTGCTACTTTCAATAAAAAAACATATCGCCCACCCTTTTCACGCATTGCTGAAGCGTAATTCATGATATGGCCAACACCAGTGACAGCTTGTTTTTCGTGATAAGAACTGCGCGAATACGGTGGATTGCCAAAAGCTGCACCGCCAACTTCTTTTAATTTTGCTGACCAGTCCTGCGTGAGCGCATTATCTTCCGCGGTGTAAAAATGCGGGGCTTTGGTGTTATTGCCATCGGTGAATAGATCTAAAGTAAATGGACCGAATTTAGCGTTAATCCCCCAAAATAATTCCTCAGGGGAGCACCACTGATCGCCAATCTCTTTTAAGTTATGTGCTGACTTAGCTTTAAGCGCATTAAGTTGCTGAACGTAGTTATTCATTACGCTGCCACCTCTTTCGCTGCTTGCTCTGTTGCTTGCTTCCAGATATTGATCCACATTTGACGGCCTTGAAACTCTTTCGCTGTCCTGATGCCCGTTTTACCCGCCAATTCAGCGGCAATTTCTTCGGTACGCGTTTGTGGTTTTGAGCGTGATCCAATGATCCGGGTAAATGCTTCGTCACGCGCTACAGTGTCAATAACTGACTTGGAATGCTGATAACTTGCTGCAGTACGTAACCAGTTGTTTAATGCGTAATCCCAAGCGGCAAATTTAGAGGCTTTACTTAAGTGATAATCAACAAACTTTAAAAACTCAGCATCCAAATCAAGATTTAACTCGGCAGCTAAAACTGCATGCTGATCGCTGGGTTTAAAATCATCAGGTAAAAATATATTTTTTGGTTTAACGCGTTGCGCGTTATCTTTTGGTTCTTTGACTGGTTCAAAAGAGTGACTGGTTCTGGTGCTTTCTGACGGCATAGGGGGTGTGCTTTTTGACGGCATAGGGCTGCCACCCTTTGGCATAGCTATGCTTTTTGACAACATAGGGGCTATGCTTTCTGGCGGCACAGGGCAAGATAAATCTAAATAGTAGATATTCGATGTATTACCTTTCCCATTGTTCACGCCCAGACGGTTCTCTTTAATTAAAAAACCCATTTCTATTAATGCATCAATATGCGAACGAACCGCACTTTTGCTACACTCACAATGATCTGCAATGTGCTGATAACTCGGCCAGCACTCACCTTTATCATTTGCATTATCAGCAAGCTTTATCAGCACGAGTTTACGTAGTGGATTGCCGACTTTAATCGACATAGCTTTCGCCATTAATGTCATGCTCATGCATTCACCGCCTGTACCTTTTGGTTCATATCATCTACTAACCATTCCACAAATTTGTAGTTTGTTTCTTCATAGCCATCTGGTACTTTAATTTCATAAACGAAACGACCATTACGCAGTGAAGCCCGTACTTGCGTTCTGCTATGAAAATTCGTTACACTGTTCACGCTAGTTACTCCACACAAGTTGTTATTAGCACTCGACGCTCGGGACCGCATATCCTGAGCGTCACCCTTTCTTTCTAGGCTCATCATTTATTTACCCCGTAAACCACCGGCAATGAATTAACAAAACCCCATGCATAAGAACAAACCTTTTCCAGCTTTCGATTAATCGCCTTAATCTCGTCATCGGTTAAAATACCGTCAGCGATACTTTCTTGAATTAAAACGGATAAAGCCCCCTGCATTGCACCCAGCTTCATTCGAATATCAAATAGCTCGACAGTGTCTAAATTTTCAGGCTCAACTTTAGTTGCAGGCACCATCGAATGACGATCCATGTGGTATTCCACCAGCAACTTAGTGCCTGATAATTCTTCCATCGCTTCTAAATCATCATGTTCAAAGAATCGGCAACCATTTTTCTCATACAGCTTGTTATTAAATGACGCTTCCGAGATACCCAACGCACCCGCCATTGCTGAACGTCCACCAGGCATCGCTTTGCACATTTCTTTTACGACTTCTTTTACTGTTTGTTTGCACATAGCTACAATTCCGTTGTTATTGTTGTAGTTAACTCAACTTATTTATTTTGCTATCGTTTGTTTTGACTTGTTCCTATTAGCTCATATAGATCCGGTCTTATCTCATGAGGTAAAACAGCATTATTCGTGGCTTTAACTACCGACATAACTAATTTTGCGTCAACGCCGCCACCATGAAGCCAGCGCCATACTGTTGGTTGACTAACTCCGCACAAGATGGCTAATTTTTTCTGTCCACCCGCAATATCAATAGCTTTTTCTATAGCTTTATTTTTCATTTCCTAACCTTTTTAGTATTAGCACAAGGCAAATAATAGCAATGAGTATTAATTTATACAATAGCAATGAGAATTTGATTTTTAATACTCATGACTATAAATTCACTTTCATGAAAACAACTTTGTCGGAACGCCTTCAAGAGGCAATGAAATATAGAGGCAATATGACGCAAGGCGCTTTAGCTGAAGCGTCGGGTGTTGCTCAACCTACAATCTGGAGATTGGTTAACGGGAAAGCCAAAGGTTCAGTAAAGTTAGTTGATATAGCTAACGCGCTAGCTGTTAATATTGATTGGCTGGCCAATGGCGTGGGAGAAATGGATGGTCCTAATAAAGAATTGAAGTTTAGACTGGATAAATCACTAAATATCCCAGTGTGGAATGAATCGGGGCAAACTGATGATTTCGTAATATCTCCTATAGGAAAACCACTAGCATCCTATCGAGCATATATACTAAATCGCAATACAGGATGCGCAGAAGCCCCAAATGGAAGTATTGCCATAGTAGATACCGAAGTAACGCCAGGAACGGGCGACTTAGTTATAGCTAAAGTGAATGACTCCATCTCTGTATATAAGTATTTAGATGGCGGCAGTCATGGTTTTTTAGCTGTTGATGATAATCGGGTTCCTCTAATTGATTTATCTGCATCCTTTTTTGTTGGCGTCGTAGTATTTCTAATTCGTGATTTTAGAAGGTAGCTTGTCTTACTCTCCTTGCTGACAAGCACCTCTTTATATTTTCCTGCCCCGCACCTTACCAAAACTATCACCATCGTCTCATTCCTCTCGAATATAACATCGTAGCTTTTGGTTTTTACTGTTTATTTATACAGTAATTTATTTTATACTTTATATTCCCCTTGAGATTTTGCAAGAAATATTATCTTAAATATTCAATACCTTTCCGTATTAAATTTAATTAACGCAATTAATATCATATTTATCAATTAATTACCCCTACGCCCATATTAAGACAAAAAATACTCTTTGCTATATTTAATAGCTATTGCTATATTAATCCCATAAAACACAGCTTAGGGGAAAACAATGCAACTCAATTCAAATGAACCAATCGTTAGTTTTAGTGTGCCAATGCAGCAAGAAGATGTGCATTCATGGATCTTGGAAAAAGCCCAAGCGCTAAGCAAGCTCGCTTTGCTGAAACAACGTCAGGCTGATTTGCAAAGCCAACTCGAAAAACTCGATGATGAAATTTTCGAACAAACAGAACTCTGCCGAGTAACTGTTGCTGCTTAATTAGATTTAATGTGTGGGGTAATGATCAACTGTGTGGAGTAACGGATATGGGAATACTTGTTTTAACTCGTAGAGCTAGTGAAGTGCTCATTATTGGTGATGATATAAAAATTACTATCTTAAGCATTAAAGGAAACCAAGTGCGGATTGGTGTCGATGCGCCTAAAAATATACCTGTTCATCGTGAAGAAATTTATCAGCGCATTCAAGCTGAAAATATCGATGCTGCTAATTAGTCATTATTGATAGTTTGGCGGTTCCTCACCGCCCTTTTTACACCATACATAAAGCCACTGATATTTCATTCGTCTATATCAGGTAAATATACATATTATTTGTCAGTGGCTTTATTTATTGTGTGGAGTTAATAATTATGCGGAGATTAATAAATGAAACGTTTTCCAATTACTAGCGCAGTTATCTTTAAAGCTGAGTTACCCAGCGCCGAAGTTTTAGAAAGACATTTAAAAGAATTACCTTTTGTTGATATTTTAGAATCACACGCTATTAGCTACGGATTTATCCCTAATAAAATTACAGGTGAATTAGTCACGCCAATCGAAGGTGGTTATATTATTACTTTTCGTATTGATGAAAAGATACTTCCTAAAGCGGCTATCGCATTTGAAGTTAATAGACGTATTGAAAAGCTAAAAGAGCAAGGTATTGATAATTTCCTTGAAGTTGAAATAAAACATATTGCAATAGAGGAAATGCTTAAAGTTGCCTTAACTAAAACAAAAATTATCACCGCGCTTTACCATGTTAAAAAAGGCTTTCTGTTTGTATCCACAACAAGAAAACCAGAACATCAAGCCTTATTAGGTAGCTTAGTAAAAGTTTGTGGCACTGTAAAAACAGAAACCTTTAACATTGATGATGCTAAAAATGGCATTACAGCACGACTATCTAACCATATTGATAATCTTCCACCAGCAGACTGCTTTGGTAATGACCTTTACCCGGGGAATTTTCTTTTACTGCAACGTAAATTTGATAAAAAACTAGAAACATTAAAGTATGACGCTGAACTTAATTTAATACGCGACCAAGTAAAGGACTCTATTGAAAATAACTTTAAAGTTAACTTAATTGAATTAAGTACATTTGATATAAGCTTTAAGCTAACAAATGATTTTGATTTTAAAAATATCAAACCTCTAGCAAAAATTGAGTGCGATGGTGATAAAGCATTTCGTTACAGACATACTAATGCCGTATTTCTGTTTCACATGGTTAATACCATCGAGCTATTAATTGAATTATTAAAATACAAAGAAAAAACAGAATAACTATTTAGCCAACACCAAGGAATTTAATCCTCTTTATTAAGAGACGGACTCTTATTATCTAAATTTTGTGTGGAGCAATCAGTTATGCAGCTTAACCAAATTAATTTAATTTCTGCTATTTTGGCTGAAATAGAAAATCAAATCCCCAGCATACCTGCTGAACCTCGTTATATGAATGCCGTTATTAAGGCCGCTACTTTGGTTTGTGAAGAACTTAAGAAACCCATTGTTAAAGCCTCTAGTGGTATGGGGCTTACAGCTTGGCTTGCCAGTGATGATACAGGTACAAGCTCAAGATACATGGCTGCAATTCTTTCTGGCCAATTTAATGCGCCAAATCATTACCCTTTAGATCCTGCTGATTTGGGGCGCTGTATTAGATTGCTGGAAGCAGCACCTGAGTTAGAAAGTGAGCTACATAAAATGAAATCATGCTCGCCACAATGGCGCTCTGTAGTTGATAACTGGAATAAATGGAAAGATCTTTACGAAGCTGGTAAAGGTGGAAATCTTTATCAAGAAATGAAATCAGCATATGGCGAATTAAAGGATTAAATATGAAAGAGCGCGGAATTATTTTTAACTCTGAAATGGTACGCGCCATCCTTGATGGCCGCAAGACTCAAACTCGTCGCATAGTTAACGGTATTACTAGCCAACACGCTTTTCACGAATGGGTAATATCAAGTATACACGCAAAAGATGAAGGTAGAGCTTGTTGGTCTACTAACGCTCAATCTATGAGAGAAAATCCTATTCGCTTATATTGCCCGCTTGGTGAAATTGGCGACCGCTTGTATGTGCGCGAGACTTGGGCTGTAGTTACTCATGAATTCGACGACGAAGGACTCATGGTAGATTATGCGCCAGAAAGACCATCAAAAGAAGTGAGAGAACAACGATACAGCAAAGGCTATTACACTGGTCATGTTATCTATGCTGCTGATGGCGATTTTACATGGTGTGATGATGATGGTTGTGTTGATGGCCGCTCATACTGGAAACCGTCTATTCACATGCCTAAATGGGCTTCACGTATCACACTGGAAATTATTCAAATGACCACCATCCAGATAGGTGACTGCATTATCTATCATGTACCAAATGATGTATGGCCAACAACAGTCAAGGAGCTTAGTTGGGGAAACCTAAACGCCATTATTGATGATGCCATGTGGTTAGGTGCTCCGGCTGAGATAGCAGTGGCTATATTGAAGAGCAGGTATTACAATGACAATAATTGAAAATAAATACTCACTTTCATCCATAGATACTCGATCGGTTTTAGGCTTCTACGGTTACAACACCGACCGACTTGTAGATGAAAAAGAAAGGAAAATAATCACAGGAATTGCAAGGTCTACTGCATTTAAGCTTGAAAAACTCGGTGAGTTCCCTGCTCGCAGAAAACCATGTATGGGACAAAAAAAGTGTACATGGTTGCTTTCTGAATTGCTGTACTGGGTTAGAAATCAGCCTTTTGCAAATAATTAA